TCTTTTGATAGGGATATAATTTAAATGGAACTAATCCATCATCTAGAGAAATTACTTTACAGTATTTTTCTGCAAAGTATATAGGATCACCCATGCATTTTGCATATTCTCTAACTAGATCTTCAGACCATTCTTGAAGTACACCGTCACGTTTTACATTTGGATTACCGAGGTAATTCTCATTTTGGTGTAACATCTATAATTTCTTTATCATTTTGTAATAGTTTTTGAAGATCAGATGTAGAACCGAGAAATACATTATTAGTAGTACTACTAACTTGTTTTACTTCTTCCCGATTAATTTCTTTCTGCTTCTTATTCAAATCCATCAATCTATCATTTACATCAGATACATTTTTAATCATACCTGATAATACTTCGTACGCTCGCGGGTGCTCGCTCTCGCGGGCGACCTCAATCATATTCTCTAAAGCATCTTTACCTTTTTCAATTAATTCGTAATATGTTTCTCGAGAATAATCATAATCATTCTTTAAATTATCCTTTGACTCAGTCATTCTACATAATCCGGTGTACATGTACCGCAAGTACAAGATTCACATGAACAATTTTCTTCAAGACATGGGTAGCCTTCTTCGTGACAATCATGTCCACAATTAGGACAAATCTCAGGCACGAAATCTGGATTAGTAGGCAGCAAATTATCTAATATATTTTCTCTTTCCTCTTCAGTTAATTCGTCCCAATTTTCCGGAAGATCCCATGGAGTAGAGTAGTCTTTTTCAGCCATAATTTATTTCCTTATGCACTATCAATTGACGGTGTAATAGTAGTAGTAAATCCAAAATCACTATCAGCTAATCCGATCGCAGACAATGGATCTGGTTCAACTGCTATTCTTTCTAATTTTAAATCCGAGTCTGCTAATCCAGTATTCATCTCAAATATATCTGCGATGCTTTTACGGATAATACCCTTAGTAGCTATAGCTCCATAGAAACTGACTTTCATTTCGAAATCTAGAGTATAAACAATAGTACGTCTTTGTTCCATTGCTCCCTCAAAATCATCGGAGAAAGAAACACTTTGTATTACAATTGGTATATCTTCTTTAAAATTTGGATATTCTACACCGAATGGTTTAATAGTTAAAGAATACTGTGGATTAAATGTTGGCAGTATCTGTTCTACAATTTGCAGCGCATCATCTTGATTTTTTGCATATACATTTAATTGAAAATTAATAGTATACGGTACAGGTGAATAGAATTTTTGTCTGTTTGTCGAAGCTGTTCCTGTAGTATTAAAATTAGAAATCTTTGTCAATTGTCTTTGTGTATCATAAGTAAAACTAGTAATTTCAAAAGACATACGAGGTAACTTAATAGCAACTCTTGTATCTGTCGTATCCAGATCCGGCTGCTCTCTAATTCTTTCTAGATATTTTTGTTTAGGTGCATATGACAAAGGAACTTTAATCTGACTAACGACTTGTCCAGAAGAATTTTTTCTTAGTACATATAGATTATTAAAAAGAGCGCCAAATATAGCAACACATTTTCTAATTTTTTGGTGATAAAAATGGGTACCAAACATTAATTAAGCTCCGGATCGCCGAATGGATTATCTTCACTGAAATCAAGGAAGCTTAATCCAGACGGACTAAAGTCATTATTCTGTTCATTTTCAGATATCTGATTATCTTCTGTAACAGCTATAACAGTACGACTAACCCCATCTACCAAAATGGTTTCACTAGTGACAAATGTATGGAATAAACCGTCATCTGCGCCTACATGAGAAAGATGCATCTTATTATCAGAGTCTGAATATTTCTGTACTTCACCGCTAATAACTACACCACTGCTGAGAGTTTGAGAAGCTGTACCCCCGATAGTAATAGCTCCATCTTCTCCTAATGTTAATATATACTGATAAGCATGTTCTTTTTCAATATTTTGAATCGCCTGAACACCTGTATCAAAATCTTCATCATTATATTCAAAGAGATGACATCTCATTTTAAAAACTGGTAGATTGCTTAATTGATAAAAAGGTTGCTCATGTTCTACGTGTGTTATTTCAAATAAAGATCCTGAAAGAGGGATATAAATTAAATCCCCTTCTCTTGGTCTAGCACTATTTAATTCATTATCTTTCCTAGAAACTTGTTGAACCCACCTACGTCGCGATACGACGAGTGTTGCTTCGTCTCTAATCTCTACACCAAACCTTGTAAATAAATCTCCTTCTCCATCAAACCCTTCTGTATTTTCTATATACATTTCGATTTTATGAGAAGAATTAAATCTAGAAGGAATATCTTCACCAAAAATAGAATCCTCGTTTACAATATCACGAGGAAGATAATAGACATCTTGTCCATACATTTTAAGAGATTCAATTACAATATCTTCATAAAGATTTTGTTCGGATCTTACTCTTTGACTAAAGTATACGTTGGTTGCCATATTAACCTACAAAAAAATCTGCTGGAAGTTCGTGCTCTAGTCTTATAGTTTCTCTGAGTGAAGCAATTTCCCCTGTTGCATCATCATATATCTGTCTACCATTTAAGGTAACACCACCAGGTAGTTGCATACCCTCAAACTTAATTAAATTCTGACCCCATTGTTGTTTAATAAGGGAAGTAGTGTATTCCTTAAGCCATATATCATTGTATATTGATGTGTGTGTATTTGGATCGATAATAGTATAAACTTCTGCTATGATATATTCACCAGCTTTTATATCTCCATCTGCAAAGTCCCCGAAAATATACAATCTATCTTGATGTCTACTAAATTGTACTTGTGGTGAACCATTTAATTTCATATCAAGCATACCTAAATACTGTTGCATTTGTTCATAGTATGCGAGATCTCCGGCAAAATTCTGAAGATCTGCAATATCATTTAACATCATTTGGTATTTAATATCAAAAAAGTTGAATGATGAATTAAAAGAGCTTGCCGTAGGAAACAGCTTTGAAACAAAAAGTATATCCGATGAAATAGGAATATATTCGTTTGTCACATCTGTTGAAGTAACAAGATGTTTGAGATAAGTTTTAGTAGTTGCGTCAGAATGAAACTCTTGATAATATTGAAGCGCTTCGTCAACCCGATCTTCTGCTTGATCCGGGTCGATATTAATTTCAATCACAGGATCACCGAGTCTCCGTTTACAATATTCTATAAGTGTTGCTCGAGATGTTGGATTAGCCATAAAGATCCCCTAGGGTTTTTATCGTTATATCTGTGTATTTATACACTTTTCCTTTTAAAGTGATAATCCCCATCTGGACCGTTGTTACTAAATCTTTTAATTAAAGTAAATCCAATAGAATCTAAATAATCAATTACTTGTTCTCTTAACGGCGCGCCGGTATTATATTCTACCTCTTGTAGTTCTAATATTAGATGTTGTACTGTTTTTAAGGTTTCTTGAGCACCCTTTATGATATCCATTTCTGCACCTTGAACATCGATCTTAATTAAATCCGGTGCAGGAAAATTACCCATTTTAACTACAGTATCTAAGGGCATTAAACCGGTCTTAATCTTATGCGACTCATTAAAATATTGAGGTGTTTCCGGCGCGACTAATACATTCTGTAGGTAATAGCTATTTCCCGCAGGATGATAGGTATTTTTATAGAAATCAACTATTCGTTGCTTATCTCCTAATGCACCTATTGCATATTCTATACCCTTTTCTTTATATAAAAATTCACATTCATCCATTGCTTCGAAAGCAATAAATTTAGAATCCGGCCAAATTTTTTCTGCTTCATTTGTCCAATGTAAAACACAAGCGCCAATATCATATATTACCTTTGGCGTATATTCTCGGCTTATTTCTTTTAAATAATTTACATGATCTCTTGGAAAAAGTTGTTTCTCATTAGAAAGAAATCTAAGTCTTTCTTTTACATCATATACATCAGGCTGTACTGAATTCACTTTAGGAACATGCTCATAGGTACCTTTGTGACTGCAAACTATAGTTGTATCTGCCCAAATAGAATACCCATTTTCCTTTGCCTTTCTACAAAAATATGTATCTTCAGATTCAGTATCGTTAAAATCGATTGAGGACCTATATAAGAAATGTGGATATTGCATTTCTTTTAGTACGTGACCCTTTATTAAAACACACCCAAAACCACATGCATCTACCTCCATAACACCAGAAATAAGTTCATTAATATCATAATGAATTGTACCGGTAGATACCCTTTTAAATAATTCCGGTATTTGTTGTCCATATTTTCTTTGAATATAAAGACCAGATATAATATCTTTATTTGCTTTTAAAAGCTTTGTTAAAGAATCTTTAGGTAATATAATATCACTATCAACACAGAAAAGATAATCGTATTTTTTACCCCAATCAGCAATTAGATTTCTTATTTGATCAATTTGATATCCGTAAAAGAATTCAAATTGAGTTTCGAAACCATCAGGAATATCTAAATCGTAAATTGATTTAAATGTTTCAGGCTCTATATATTTATTAGTAGGTATAGCAATTAATATTTTTTTCATTTTTTCATTACCTAGTGCTACAGCAACGTTTAAGTTCTGTTCATCTGAATGTATTTTATAATCATTTAACGGATTTATATCATTATAAAAACACATTATTTCTTTTACTGCTTTGATCTTATCCGGATCACATTTTTCAATTAATTCATAAAAAAGTGGATTATCCATACCACTCATCATAAATTCACCATCTCTTTTAAATATAGATTCATTTAAATCTTTTAAAAGACTACCCTTAAATGTACGAAGATGTGTATAAGGAATTATCCAATTAAAATGATGCTTCCTATAGGATCTATTTGCTTTTACTTCTGCTGGATAATCCTGCGCAACTAATGGTATCTCGTCTG